TTGAAGCTCCAGAACCAGTACAGATAACTGCCTCGGGTTTTGTAGCGCATGGCGCGCGAAGCCCACTCGAAGTTGAGTAGCTTCATGTCTCGCAACATGTAATGGTCCTGGCGTGAAGCATCGGCCATGATGAACACGACCGAATGGCCCAACCGCACGAGTAGCAGGATGTCGTCGCCAAAAACGAATGCAAAGGGCTCCCCCGTGCGGAGGACTGCCCAATAGGCATCGTCAAATGCCTGTCCCAAGACCTGCGTGTCCGCCCCACAAGGGTAGCAGAATCGCATCTTGGTCGATTTTGAGACCGTGGCTTCGAGCATTGCTGAAACTGTGTGGGAGTAGGCCGTGCCGCCAGGCCCAGTGGCCCATCGTGTGCCGGGTTTGGGCACCCATATGCAGCGTGGGTCGAACTTCACCGTCGGGCCTAGGGCGAACGTCGAATCGTTGAATGCATAGGGCATGTCCAGGGGACACACCTGTCTTTCACGCTTGACGAACATCCCGTATTCGCGCCGGATGGTGGCCGACTCAGAGTGGTCGCCGCGGAGCAGAGCCGCCTTCGAGCTGGTGAACTTGCGTGCCCACTCGCTGGACTGGTCCGGCGCGGTCGGCAGAGGCAGTTGTGTCTCCAGGTCCTCGAGTCCCTCTTCGTAGTCCAGAACGACGTTGTCGCAGGACCCCGAGGCCTCCCATTCGTATGGCTGGAAGCACCGTTTGTACAGAGCTGCCAGCTTGTTATGATCACACGAACGGAAGACAAAGGGCGGTGGCGCCCCGACGACGTAAGGCCAAACCAGCTGTAAGGTCGGCTGGGCTTCACATGGCTGCGGAGTGGCAATTCGCTTGATCTCGACCGTGTCCGTGAGTGGGAGGTGCTGACTGGCATCGTAGCCAACGCAGACGTCCTCCACAACATCTCCCTCGACGAGGTCGCCGCTTTCAATGGCGTCGACCGCGTCTTGCATGGTTAGGACACAAGGGGCCCGGGCCTCCTTTTGAGACCTCCACAACCAACCTCCTGCCGCAAGCGCGAGGGCAATTCCAAGGAGCGGCAGAGATCCCGTTGCCGTGTTAGGGCTGGGGACCATGAGCGTGAGGACGTTGTGGGCCGAGTGGGCGAGTACGCGGAGCTTCACATTGCTGATCTGGCCGAGGGCCAGGTGGACCGCCCCGACGTAGAGGCGCTGGGCCAACGACAGCGGGCGGATCTGCTCCAAGAGGATGAGCCCCGCCGTCCCAAGGTAGGGTCGAACAAGAGTTTCCTCGATGATAGGAGCGAAGACCACCGTGTCGAGAATGGAAGCTCGCTGTTGGGTCAAGCGATCAGGGAAAGCTGAGTAAGCCTCCTGATTGACGATGTCTCCGTGCGGGAAGGAATCGAGGGTGTCGAGCAGCGCTTGGCTGCCAGTCTCGATGACGCTCCCCACCGTCTTGGTGAGGG